GGCACTATTAACTTTGTACTAAAAAAGAATATAATGAATTGTTAGTCAAAATACCAAAGAAAGTAGATTGGACAACATTGTCTAATTATGAACAGCAAGATTATACGATAGCATCACAAGAGCTTGCCTGTTCAGCAGAAGGTGGGTGTGAAATTGTAGACCTTTAATCGGAGAGACATGGAAGTTGAATTGGATGTAGATTGTAATAATTGTAATGCAACATATACCATGATTTACGAAGCAGATGACATACGATCAAGACAAGAAGAACATGCATTACATTGTGCTTTTTGTGGAATATTAATGGAACCTTATTATGACGAATTTTTTGAAGAAGATTAATTTTGTCGCCGGAATTGATTATTCATTAACATCGCCCGCAGTATGTGTAGCAGAAATAATTGACAATGAGATAAAATTTGAAAATTGTAAGTTTCATTTTTTGAAACAAAATAAGTCGCATAAATCATTGAGTAAGATATTTGCATATGATTATCCAGAATATACGGATGATATTGATCGGTTTAGTAAACTTGCATCTTGGACTATTGAATGCATTCGATGGTTTGATGGCCGGGTAGATAAAGTTTATTTGGAAGATTATGCATTTGCAGCGACAGGAAGAGTTTTTAATATTGGAGAGAATACTGGAATACTCAAAAAACAACTTAAAGAAGCCGGATTCAAATATGATACAATCCCACCCACAGTAATTAAAAAACACGCCACAGGAAAAGGAAATGCCAATAAAGAATTAATGTATGAAACGTTTTTGTCAGAATCACATGTTGATTTAAAGAGTCAGTTGTCTCCAAAATCAACCAAAATTTCTAACCCTGTATCTGACATTGTAGATTCATTTTACATTTGTAAGACAGGATTTCACTTAAAGGAACAGTTATGCGAACCGAGCAAAACCCTTATCTAGTTGAAACAAAAAATGGACAAATATTGAAATTTAGTAGAATAGATGCGGATAACGAAGCAGTATCTAAACAATTAGATGGTGATGATGTTGAAGTATTTCATGATGGAAAGCTCCAATATAAATTACATGGCATTGAACAAGGTAAACTTTTTTAAGAAAAAACTTGACATTTATTAAATGATTTGTTATAATAATACAATGGAAATAAAATATGTTTGATAAAATCTTACAGGCGGTTCTAAAGTTTTTTGGAAAGAAAACACCAGAACCACCTACAGAAGAAAATAATGAATCCCTTGAAGCACTTGAAAGAATAGAGGCTCTTGACAATATTGGGGAATCTTCATGAGCATGATGAAGTTTGATGATTCTAAAATAAAAGAAATCCGAAAAAGAAAAGAACAAGGACTTCCACCACCACCTGAAGGAGATGTGGTTGAACAATCAAAGAATGCAAAGGGTGGAAGTGAGTTAATTTATCAAAGAGTCAAGGAGAGAGTGCCTGATGACCTCTGGAACTACTTTCAGATCATTCTTTCAAGGGTTCGTGAATACGAAGATAAACCAAAAATCCTTTGGTTTCAGGACACATCGAAAGATCCAGAAGTACAATTTTTAAAAGATAAAACTTATCGTGACAAGTTTGTACGATTTGTATTTCCTTCTGATTGGTCACTTGAAAAATATAATATGGATCTCGATGTTGAATATGAAAAGAGTGTTGTTCTCAAAAACGCAATAGAACCAATTCCAATACATACCAAACCAAAAGACGGCCCGATTCGACTTGCATATATTTCTACACCACATCGTGGACTAGATGTATTGATTGGTGCATTTAAAGCATTGAAGTTGGAGAATGTCGAACTTGACATATATTCAAGTTTTAAGATATATGGTTGGGAAGAACAAGACAAAGAATGGGAACCTCTTTATAATGCATGTAAAGAAACACCAAATGTGAATTATCATGGAACGGTTTCTAATGATGAAATTCGATCAGCGTTACAACAAACACATATTCTTGCATATCCAAATGTCTATCCAGAAACAGGATGTATATCTGCAATTGAAGCGTTGAGTGCAGGGTGTATTGTAGTATGTCCAAATCTTGGAGTTCTTCCAGAAACGTGTGCTAATTTTGCATGGATGTATGGATTTGTTCTAGATAAAACAGAACACGCAAGGAAGTTTGCGTATGTTCTGAAAGATGCAATTGAAAACTTTTGGAAACCACCAGTTCAGGCTGGTCTTGCATTTCAAAAACAATACTATGATATGCACTATGATATTGAAACTACTGCAAAACAGTGGACAATGATGTTAGAAACAATCAAGAATAATATTGAAAAAACCAAGGAGAAAAAATCGTAATGACAAAGAAAGTGAAAACAGAACGAAAACCGATGAAAATAAAACGAACTCGTAAGATTACAGAAGAACAACGTGAGGCTCTTCGGGAACGCATGAAAGATATGCGAAAGAAACGAAAACCAGCAGAATATAAAAATGTGAATGAACGTGTTCTTGCTCTTCCAGATGATGATACTTATTCTTTTAAGAATGTTAAAGGATGGATCAAACACAACAAAGAAATGGCTGCTGCTTTAGGTAAACAAGGGAAGGGTAGATATGTTGGAGAAAAAGAACGCAGAGTTGCGGAAATGCAGGCTGCATCTCGTAAAGCATATATTCGTTATTGTGAACACTACCTAAAAACTGGTGATTGGATTGGAATATTTTCGGGACAGGATGAAGAACATAAAGTAGTTCCAAGATGTGTTGCTATGGCATATTACCCTGACGGTACTCCTAAGAGGTCTGTGGGGGTATTCTATCCCGATATTAGTGCAGTATGGACAAAAGGGATGGACGAATCACAGTTCGGAAGTTTACAAAATAGGGATTATTATAAAGCAACGGAAACAGTTGCATTGACTGACAAACAATTTACAGGAGAAGTTTGATATGTTTAATATTTTAGAAACTCTTGAAATGGTTGGTAAGGCTAAAACAAGAGAAGAGAAACGACAAATTCTCACAGATAGAGACAATTTTGCAACTAGGGCATTGTTACAATTAAATTATCATCCAGACGTTAAATGGTATTTACCGCCTGGGAAACCACCATATACGCCAGGACAGATAGCGGATTCAACTCCAAATTCACTTCATTTTGAGATAAAAAAGATGGATTATTATGTCGATCCAAGTCCTCATGATCTTCCTTTGCTCAGAAGAGAATCAATGTTTGTTGAATTATTAGAACGAGTTGATCCAAATGATGCCAAACTTATTCTTGCTGTTAAGGATCGAAAATTGTCTTATAAGGGGTTATCCTATAAGTTAGTTAAGGATACTTGGCCAGATCTTCTTCCAGATATAGAAGAAAAGAAAGAAGTTCCAGTAGAAGTTGTGAAAAAAGACAACGTTCCATCGACAAGTAGTAAAGGTATGAATTGGTAATAAAGCCTTGCTGGACGATAAAATTGCATAAATATAACTACATTTGGTTGATGAGTTCTATATTTCATGTTTCTGTGAATGAAATTAATAACCAAAAAAAGGTACAAATATGGTAAACGTAGTAAGGATGTTCCTTGCTTTATTTGCTGTACTATGGTATACTACTTCACCGCTTAATAGTAATGCACCTACTCAATTATGGAAACCAATCATAGTTGAGACTAAGGCTGTACCAGACTATTACAAACCTCTTGAATATAATATTGTTAAGTATACTGATGCAGACATAAGTTGTCTTGCAAAGAATATCTATTTTGAGGCAGGGGTGGAGAGCACAGCAGGAAAACTAGCAGTAGCAAATGTAACGATTAATCGTGCAATTAATGCTAATTATCCTAATACCATATGCGAAGTAGTGCAAGAGGGCATACACTATTACAATGCTAAAAGAGATGAACATTTTCCTGTGAGAGATAGATGTCAATTTAGTTGGTATTGTGATGGAATGGGGGATGATCCAAGAGAAGGCAGAACTTGGAAATCCGCACAAGAACTCGCTAAAAAAGTTCTTATTAATTATCATGACAAAGCACTAATTGACATAACAGATGGTGCAACGCACTATCATGCAAATTGGATGGAAGAATATCCAAGATGGAGTAAAACGAAAAAAGTTATGGCTTCGATAGATAGACATATCTTTTATGGTCGAAAATTGTAAAAAAACTTTGAAAAAAACTTGACATTTTTGTTCTAATAGGTTATAATATACATGTAACAATAAAAAAGGAACAAATATGAAAAATCTAATACTTATATTATGGTTTGTTCTGTTTTTGAGTTCATCCGCATTAGCAGGAGTTGAATATGTGACAGAAGAGGTCTGTCACGCAATGTCTGGGTGCTGGATGGATACGAAAACTGGCGAGTGTCCAGATTGTGTAATTGAAAAACGAGAAGTTGTTCATACACATGAAGAGATACCTGTAATAGTAGAAAAACCAAATGGTAGGAAACGTACACCTATTGTTAGGAGGTCTACACCTAAAAAAGAAAAAAAGGGAAAATGGACTTGTGTTGTCGGCCCTTGTGACTTTATTGATGAAGATGGTAATCTGATTGAAAAAGGATAATAATTAAAAGCCTTATTATGACTACGTTTGCGAGAAATGTGGCGAGGATTTTGAAGAGTCCTTGCCCATAGCTCGGAGGGATGAACCCACCGAAAAATCATGTCCTATTACTGATTGTGGTGGTGAAGTTAGAATGATGTATGGAAAACCATTTATTGGTGATCCGTGGCATTTTGCTGGAAAAAAACCAGATGAAGCTTTCAAAGATAAACTTAGAGA